TTAGCTCTTCTTGCGGAACGCGTCGAGACGAACGACCTCGGCGGCCGGCTTGTCGGAAGGCTCGGCAGGCGGCTCGTCGGAACGATCCGGCGTATCGAGCACGAGCGGCGACGTGTCGACGTCTTCCATCTCGTGGCTGCCTTCCAGCGCATCCTCGTCGCTGGCTGCCGTCTCGAACTGCAGGCCGAATTGCACCGAGGGATCGACGAAGGACTTCAGCGCCGTGAACGGCACCAGCAGGCGCTCCGGCACGCCCTTGAAGGAAAGGCCGATCTCGAAAGCATGTTCCGTGACCGAGAGGTCCCAGTACTGATGCTGGATGATGATCGTCATTTCCTCGGGGTAATCGGTCATCAGCCGGGTCGAGACACGGACGCCGGGCGCCCGGGTTTCGAAGGTGATGTAGAAGTGGTGGTCGCCGGGAAGCCCCGTCTTGGCGACTTCGGCCAGCACCTTGCGCACGACGCCGCGAAGCGCGTCCTGGGCGAGAATGTCGTAGCGGATCAGATCTTCGGCCATGGACGGCGACTACCCAGAATCAATGCGGTCGGGATCAAGACAGGCACCCGATGCGGACAAGCCGCGGACCCGCGCCAAAAAAGGCCCCCTGACGAGCCTCGTTGTTTCGAAAACTCGATCTCCAGCCCGGAGAAGTCAAGGTCGCGCCGGGTTCCTTCGCCGAAAAGGTGAATGCCGTCGCGGTAATGCGGCGCCCGGACATGCGTCTGCGCCATTCGCGCCACGGCGTCGGAGAACCAACGTAACATTCGAGGAAAGAAGTGGAGGCTTCCGCCCCGCTTCTCCAAAAGTGAGACGGAACAAGGCGATGCGTTTTTCAAACGGCACGCTCAAAACCGTGAACGTTCGCAGAACACTGCCCTAGCTTGTAAAACACATTTAGCGGTGGATCGCCACTGGCTTGAAACGAAAAACGCCGCCCAGGCTGGACCCCTGAGCGGCGATATTTCGATTGGAAAGCTTGCGAGCCATTCCAGAGCAAATCTCTATCACAGGCCGAATCTGCTGGCAAAGCGCGGGTGCTCGCGATGAGCGGCCCTATCGTCGTCAGTTCGGCGCTGCTCAATTCGCCTTTGATGCAGCGGGCAGCGAGAGATCCTGATCTGGTGGCCGGCTACGCCTCCGGCGACATCGCTACTCGGGCTGCTCGGCAGATCGCGACCAAGGCCGCCGTGCGATATGGCGGACGGTTCGCACGTCCTCGCCCTCAGCGTTCGCCGGATCGTGAGAAGTCGATCAGACGCCGGCGCACGCTGGCCGCAACGTGGTGTCTTCCTCCCTCGATGGCCAGCCAGCTGACTACCTGCGAGCAAGCCTATGCGCGGATCGTCTCGGATGAGGTTCAACGCCATGGCAAGTGCGACCTCACGCTTGATGAGATCGCGGCGCGAGGCGGCATGTGTCGGAAGACGGCCAAGCGCTCACAGGATCGCGTCAACGCCCTTGGATGGGTCGCGGTCGAGCATAGACCCATCGCCGGCCGCAAGCACCTGTCGAACGTCGTCACGGTCATCTCGGCCGAATGGCTGACGTGGATCGAGATGGGTCCGAGGCCTCGGCGCACAGGGGGACATTCGTGTCCTACCACGGTAAACCAGTCTTCTCATTCTCTATCCTGCGCGCCTGTTGAGAGGTCGCAAGGGGCTCTCGAAAGGGAGCAGGCGGCGACGCTATCGCCATGGCCACCACGAAATGGGAGGCCGAGGCGATGAGCGATGATATCGACCGGGTGACGGTGCGGATCATCAACCTCGCGCTGCGCGAGTTCGCCGAGCGTGCCGTGGCGGTTGACATTGGCACGGCTCTGGACTGCGAGACGCAACGCGCCTGGGATCTGTTCGAAGCTGGCGCGCTGCACCTCGTGCCAGCGATGAGCGGCGACGGGCTGGGGCTGGCTGTCACGCGCACGGCAGTCGAGCGCATCCGCCTCAAGCGCAAGCATCGTAGGCTGGTCGCGCTTTGGCGTGACATGCAGAGCGAGGCGGCGAATGGCTGACTGGCCCTACAACACGCGCGCCTGGCTGCGGCTGAGGCTCGCGAAGCTGGCGAGCGAACCGACCTGCTATGCCTGCCGTTTGGCCGGCCGCGTCGTGCCGGCGAAGGCGGTCGATCACGTCACTCCCATCAAGGCGGGCGGTGATCCGTTCCCTCCGCTCGATCAGCTCATGAGCCTGTGCATCCCCTGCCACAACAGGAAGACGAGCGCCGTTGATCGTCCCGATCGCGCGCCGTCAATTCGCCGGTTCCGAGGCTTCGACGTCAATGGAAGTCCGATCGATCCGGAGGACGCGTGGCACGGTGGGGGTGCCTCTGATCACGGCGGTTGATGGGGCTGCGGACCGCTTGGGGGATCGGAATATACTTAGTTTCAAAGACTTAGATGGAATGAGGCATTGGCGGATGGCACTTAGAGGCGTAGGGGCGAAGCCGCTTTCGGAGCGTGGGAAGGTGGAGGCTCGCGCGCGGCCTTGGGACGAACCCGGCTTGACGCGCGCCCAGCGGGTGATCGCGTTCTGTGAGGATCTGCCGATCACGGCCGGCAAGCTGGCCGGCTCGAAGATGGGGCTGCGGCCGTGGCAGCGCGACTTCATCAATGACGTCTATTCCGACGACGCGGACGGCAATCGGCCGGTGCGCACGGCGGTGCTGTCGATGGGCCGCAAGAATGGCAAGACGCAGCTCGCGGCGACACTGGCGCTCTGCCACCTGGTCGGGCCGGAAGCCGAGCCGCGCGGCGAAGTCTATTCCTGCGCGCTGACGCGCGACCAGGCGGCGAAGCTCTTTGCCGAGATGGTCGCCATCCTGAAGGCGCACCCGGAGCTGGACGACCGGTGCAACATCGTCCGGTTCACCAAGCAGATCGAGGTGCTGGAAGGCGATGGCGAGGGTTCGCTCTATGCCGCGCTGTCGGCCGACGCCGGCAGCAAGTTGGGCCTGTCGCCGTCCTTCGTCGTCTATGACGAGCTCGGCAGCGCGCCGAACCGCGCCCTGTTCGACGCAATGGATACCGCGACCGGCGCGCGCGACAATCCGCTGATGATGGTGATCTCGACGCAGGCGGCGGCCGACCACGCTGTCATGTCCGAGCTGATCGACTACGGCTTGAAGGTTCAGGCCGGCGATGTCGACGATCCTTCCTTTCACCTGACGCTCTACGCCGCGCCGCAAGACGCGGACCCTTGGGACCCCGACACCTGGACGCTGGCAAACCCCGCCATGGGCGATTTCCGCTCCCTGGAGGATGTGAAGCGGCAGGCCGGGCAGGCGCGTCTTGTGCCGTCGAAAGAGGCGGCATTTCGCAATCTGATCCTCAATCAGCGCGTCTCGGCCGTGTCGCGCTTCATCCATAAGGCCGAATGGGACGCCAACGGCGCGCCTGTGGACCTTGCGAGCCTTGATGGGCGGGAATGTTACGGCGGCCTCGATTTGGGCGCTACGCGCGACCTGACGGCATTCGTGCTGGTGTTTCCGGACGGCTATGGCGGCTTCGATGTCGTTCCGCGCTTCTTCATGCCGGAAGGCAATATCGAGGACCGCTCGCATGAGGACCGCGTGCCGTATGATGTTTGGGCGAAGCAGGGGCTTGTGACCCTGATTCCGGGCGCAACGATCGATCCCGGATTTGTAGCTGACGCCCTGGTGACGGCCTCGACGCGGTATAACGTCCAGTCGATCGCCTATGACCGTTGGCGCATCGAGGATCTGCGCCGCGAGGTCGGTCTACTGGGCGGAATGCTGCCCCTGGCGCCATTCGGGCAGGGTTTCAAGGACTTCTCGCCGGCCGTCGATATCCTTGAACGCTGCGTGGCCGAGAAACTGCTTCGGCATGGCAGTAACCCAGTCCTGAGCATGTGTGCGGCGAATGCCGTCGTGACGCGCGATCCGGCAGGTGGGCGGAAGCTCGACAAGGCCAAGGCGGCGGGCCGAATCGACGGCTTGGTGGCGCTCGCGATGGCGTTGAGCATTTCTAAGCGGCATGAACCGGAGGCGTTGCCGGCGTGCCTGGCGGAGTTGGTGGACTGAACTTCCACTAACCTGCGGGAGTAGTCGCCCAACAACCGCTATGTCATTCGTTCAAATACTCGGAATTCTTCCGAATAGAAGCCATCCGAGGAATATTACTATGATATATACACTAGAGAAGCAACCAAGTATCAAAAGTAGCCCGATTAACCATCGAATCGGCGGCGAGTACCATATTATATTGTTGTACTCGATCGGCCTTGCTCTGGCGTCTTTACCCCGAATGTAGATTATTGGAGGTATTTCTCCGTGCCTTGCGGTCATGCTGAGCCAAAATGACTCTCCTGCGTTCAAGCGAGGTGCCCTTATGATAAGTCTTCCGTCCGCTTTTACTTCATCTGATGTGGCTAGATGCGGATATTGTTCCAGATGTTCGGGAACCCAGTTGAGGGTAATCTCAATGTCGTCAGCGGCCTTGGTTCCGAAGTTAGCTATTATTGTCCGCCTAACTCTAAGTGCGCCTGGGGTTCCATCCTCGTTTTTGGGCAAAAGAACCAGGTCAACTAAGTTTCCGTACCGCAGTTTGACTTTTGGTCTTAGCCAGTTGGTAAATATGTAGGCAAATAATGAGATAAGTATTGTTAGGCCGAAGGTGATGAGGGTGTCACTTCCGACTAGTCGCGTCCATACGCCGTTGAAAAAATCTGCCATTCTATTGTGCGTCCCTGCGCGCGGTGTTTTTTTGGGCAAACGTATGCCCTGGCGCTCTCGCCGTTATTATTTTTGAATGTCAGCGCACTCGGGAAACAGTGGTGCGGTTGATTAAGTGGGATAGCCGCTGGTCGATGATACGGAGTGTCTTCTCCGATTCATCATAATCTTGGCGATTGAGGAGCTGATCCATCGCATAGTGTAGACCGCGATGGAGATCCTGGAGCTCGTCTTCCACTGCTTGGGTGTACGCGAATTCGGCCATATTCCCCCGCTCAATCGTCAGTCAGCGCCTTCTCAATCAGCCGACGCATGGCTTCAGGCCGGTTCGGAATCGGCCTTTGTCGAGCACACCACTCGTCAAGCTTCGAAAGCAAGTCAGGCGGCATCCGCACCCCAATCGAAAGATTGGTGCCGGTCGCCGGTCGTCCTCGCTTATTTTGTGATTGCGCGTCATCATTTTTCATGCATTTATGATGACGTAAATTGAGCGGCCGCGCAAGGTGGTGGAACACTCTGCGCGGCCTCACCGCAACCGATCGGATGAGGATCGATGATGGCTGTTCCCAGCAATAGCACTGCTTTGCCTACGCGCAAGTCCACGGATCTGCGCGACTTATTACGAAGCGCCGATCGCCGGCGCATGGAAGCTGCGATCGAGACCTTGATCGCGGCCCTCGACGCCCTCGACGGCGACTCCGACCTTGAGCCCGCGACCGACGACGAGCCTTCGATTGGCTGGCCCCTTGGGGCAAGTGGGGCCACGGCCTTCCAGGATAGCGATGATCGAGAGCTAGACGACGAGCGCGAATTCACGGCGCTTGAGCGGCACGGTGGCGGATTTGTTTGGTCTGGCGCGGACGATGACGAAGACTCCCACGACTCAGAATACTGCGTGGCTGACCACTTCGGCATAGGCGATATGGACGGAGTGGCCGAGCAAGGCTTCTTGGGCATGGCGGCCGGGGCTGTGGTCTGATGGATCGCCGCAGCTTCATCTTCGCCAGTGCTGCCTCGGCCCTGACAGTTTCCGCGCCCATCGATCAAAGAGAGGCTTCGCGGGGGATAACTCCGACCAGAGCCGACCTGGAGCGCTACTATGCGTTCCTCTGGTGTGAGCTAGCCGAGCTCTCAAGAGAGATGGATGTTGAGATGCTCTGCCATGGCGTTTTGCATGAAGCAGGCGGCAACAAAGCGTATCTGGCTCGATATGGGCATGCCGCGCCCTCGACGCGGGCAGGGCGGGTTCTACAAGCTTCGGCCGCCCGCAGCGCGCAGTAGCGCTTAAGCTCTTGCAATGTTCCAGAGGTTGTTATACCTCTTGGCTATAACAAGAGGTGATTCATGGCTCCCGTTCCCAAACTTACCGCTACCGCCGCGTGCCGCGTAGCCCGCATTGATCGAGACCGCTTTAACGAGCATGTCGCGGCAGGGCGCTTCCCCTGTGCGCCGGAGACAATCCCCGGTCGCGCGCGTCTGTTCGACCCGGACGACATGATCAGCCTCTGGCTGTTCCGTGAACTGATGGATGATGGTCTCGATGCGGCCAATGCAGGTCACATCGCCTGCAAGGTGGCTGCAGCCGCCCGGGAGGCCCCCGCTGCTCAGGCAATTTCCTATGTTCAAGATCAATTCCCCAAGGGTGGCAGCGCGATCTCTGCTGAGTCCGTTCCCGATCCCAAGAAATGGAAAACTTCCATCGTCGGTGGATTGTCGATCCGTAAGGTCACGACGTTCAATGTCGGGGAACTTCGAGAGATTATCGCGCTCCTCACCGAAGAAGAGCGGTCGATTATCGGCCCCGAGGACTAGCAAGTTACCATCGCACCCGATCCTTGCGGCCGCGCCGGCCGGCCAATAGCGAAAGCTGCCCTCCGTGGGGTGCGATGGAAAAGTTCCGCAGCGGTCAAGGGTGGCGCGCCGGCACACATTTCCCCCGTGAGGCGGAATCTCCCAGCGCCGGATAGTCCGGCCCGATGGATCTTCAATCTCCCGCCGTGAGGCGGCATGTCCCCCAGAAGGAAATTTCTTATGGCTCGATTGAACGAACTGAAAGAACAGCGCGCCGCCAAGGTGGCCGAGATGGAAACCCTTCATGCCAAGGAGCGCATGGAGGGCAATGAGGAAGCCCGGTTCAAGGCCCTCGAAACCGAAGTGCGCGCCCTCAACGACAATATCCACCGTGCCGAGACGATGGCCGAATTCGAGCGCTTCGAGGCGCGCGGCGAGAATGTCAGCGGCGAGCATATGCAGCGCGAGCTGCGCAACTACTCGATCGCCAAGGCGACCCGTGAAAGCATGAACGGCAATCTGACCGGCCTCGAGGCCGAGATGAACACCGAGCTTTCGCGCGGCCGCGAGGTGCGCGGCGTCATGGTGCCGACCGAAGTGCTGCTTGGCGGCCTCGAAAGGCGCGCCCTGACCACGACGACGCCGGCCGGTGGTCCTGGTGGCAACCTGGTCCGCACGGATCTTGCTGCCATGACCGACCGCCGCCGCCCAGCTCTCAAGGTCGAGGCCATGGGCGCGACTGTTCTTCGCGGCCTGACCGGCAATCTCGATCTGCCGCGCCTGGTCGAAAGCGGTTCGGCTGTCTGGATTGCAGAACACGCCAATACGAGCCGCTCGGATGCCAAGTTCGGCAAGAAGGCGATGGGACCGAAGACGGTTTCCGGCGAGTACGAGATCAGCCGGCGCATGATCCTGCAATCGAACGAAGCGATCGAGACGATCCTTCGCAACGATCTGGCCTTTATCCTCGCCCAGGCGCTGGACTTCGCCGCGATCAAGGGCGGCGGTTCCAACCAGCCGACCGGCATCCTGTCGGATGAGGATGTCATCGCCTTGGCTGACGCCGCCATCGGCTCCGACCTCACGGCAGATCTGATCGCTGCGCTGGAGATGGACGACGTTACCGGCACGCGCGGCTTCCTGACGAATCCGGCCGTCATCGCTCGCGCTCGCAAGCTCAAGGATGGCGATGCCTTGCCTATCCCGCTCGCGACCACCTTCCACGGCGAGCGCGTCGAGGCCACGACGCAGGCACCGATCACCACGGCGGCCGTCACGGGCGGCAGCCCTGCGCCGGCCAAGTATCCGCTGATCTATGGCGAGTGGGCCTCGCTTTATGTCGGCTATTGGTCGGGCGTCGATATCCTCGTGAACCCGTACCATGCCGATGTCGCCAGCAAGGGCGGCGCGCTGCTCCATGCCTTCCTCGACGCTGACGTGGCCGTACGCCATGCCGAGGCGTTCCGCTGGGCCGAGGTGAACTGATGGTCTCGCTCGCGGATGCGAAAAGGCACCTGGGCAATGACCTGGCGGACGATGTCGTCGCTCGCCTCGTCGCTGCGGCAACGCAGTACCTGGAGCGGATCGGCGTCGAAACTGATCCGGAGCCTGCACCCGTGGGCGAAGCGATTCTGTTGCTCGCCGGCATCTTCTGCCGGCGCGCTCAAGCCGATGTCGGGCTGCGCCACGAAGAGGTCGAGGGCGTCGGCTCCAGCACCTATTTCGACCCCAAGATGATCGATGAGGCGGACCTGCAAGTGATCAAGGCTCTTGTCGATCCCTATCGGGAGATGTCGCTTTGACCAAGATCGAGAAGCGCGGCGCATGTCTAGAAATCCGCGCCAAGGGCCGGACCCTCGAAGGCTATGCGGCCACGTTCAACAATGCCGCTGAGATCGGTGGCCGGTTTGTCGAGACGATCGCGCCGGGAGCCTTCGCGGCCTCGCTGCGCGCCAAGGGTGATATCCTCGCGCTTGTCGATCATGATCCGGGCCGGGTGTTGGCGCGGACCCGTTCGGGCTCGCTGCGGCTCTTTGAAGACACGCACGGCTTGGCATTCTCGCTCGACGTGCCGGACACGACGGCCGGGCGTGACGTGCTCGCGCTGGCGGAGCGCGGCGACCTGGGCGGGATGTCCTTCGGCTTCACCGCCGTTGACGAGCATCGCGACGGCGATCGCCGCGAGCTGCGCGGCGTCGAGCTGCATGAGATCTCCATCGTCCTGGCTTGGCCGGCCTATGACGGCACTTCGGTTCAAGCCCGTTCCTTTCAATCCTCCGAGCCCTTCCGCGCCTATGCGGGCCGCGCGCTCAAGCTGCTGGAGCTTTCCCGATGAGCTTTCTCGGCCGTCTGTTTGGGCGCGAGCAGCGCTCGGAATCGCGTATCGCCTCCAGCGATCCTTATCTCTCCGAGTGGTTCGGGATGAGCGGCGGGACGAGCAGCTTTGTCGATCCGCAGCGCGCCAGCGGCCTTGCTACTGCCGGCGCCTGCATCTCGATCATCTCGCAGGCCCTCTCTGCCGTGCCGTTGAATGTCTATCGCCGCACCGCGAATGGCGGACGCGAGCGCGCAATCGATCATCCGCTCTACAGCGTCCTACACGACATGCCGAACGAGGCCCAGACCGCCTTTGAGGCTCGCGAGCTGATGATCGCCAGCCTGCTAATGACGGGCAACGCCTATGCCGAACTGACCTGGAGCGCACGCGGGCAGGTGACGGCGCTCCGGCCGCTCGACCCTGCGAACGTGACCGTCGAGCGGCTGGAAAGCGGCCGGCTTCGCTATCGGGTCACGGGGCGTGGCGGCGTGCGGGTCTTGCTGCAGGATGAGATCCTGCACCTGCGCTACCGGCTCGGCCGCGATGGCGTCATGGGCCTTTCGCCAATCCAGCTAGCGCGCGAAACGTTCTCGCTGGCGCTGACGCAGCAGGACACGGCTGCCGGCCTCGCGGCGAAGGGTAATCGGCCATCCGGCGCGCTCGTCTTCCCGAACATGATCGGCGGCGACAAAAAGGATGCCGCACTCGAAAAGCTCGGCGCAAAGCTGGCTTCGAACAGCGCAACCTCAAACGTCATGGTTCTGGACGGCGGCGCGGACTGGAAGTCCTTCTCCATGACCGCTCGCGACGCCGAGTTTCTGGAAAGCCGCAAGCTCACCAATCTCGACATTTGCCGGATCTGGGGCGTGCCTCCGACCGTCGCCGGCATCCTCGATCATGGCACCTATTCCAACGTCGAGGCCGAGAGCCGCGCCCTTGTGGTGCGCTGTCTGGCGCCGATGGCCAAGCGCGTTGAGCAGGCAATGAATATTGCGTTGCTTCCGGCCGGAAGTCGCAAGACGCTCTTCATCGAGCATGACCTGGCCGGACTGATGCGCGGCGATATGAAGGCTCGATATGAGAGCTATCGCATCGGCCGCGAGTGGGGATGGCTGAGCCCGAACGAGATCCGCGGCTGGGAGAACATGCCGGAGATCGACGGCGGCGAGGAATACCTGTCGCCGCTCAACATGGTGCCGCTGGATCAGCGCGGCGTCGGTGGCGGAGAGGACGTGTAGCGCCGTGACGAGTGTCAGCCGCCCCCCTTCCTATCTGTCCTGCGCCACCCTTGCGCGGGAATTGGACGTTGCGGAAAGCACGGTCCACGAAATGGTGCGACGGGGTGTCCTGCCGCAACCTGTGAAGCTTTCGTCGGGCTGCGTTCGCTGGCGCTGGGCTGATGTCGAGATGGCTCTTTGCTCCATGTCGGTCAGCCGCGTCTCTGATGCGGGCAGTGATCCGTTCCTGGCGGGCTTGCGGAATGTCCGGTAAGCGCAGCAGTCGGGCGGCGGTCAGTCTTCCGAAGGGCGTCCAGCGTGTCGTGTCGCGCGGCCGTGAATACTTCTATTTTCAGGTCGGACGAGGGACCGAGCATCAGGGTGAGCGAATCAAGCTCCCCGGGGATCCACACTCCCCGGAGTTCTGGCAGGCCATACGCCAAGCACAAGGCATTGCCGGTTCGGTCCCAACAGACACGATTTCAGCGTTGATCGACGCCTATGAAGCGGCATGGCCGGGTCTTCCTCGGAAGTTGGCCGATGGCACCAAAGAGCAATATCGCCGCTCCCTCCGAAAGGTGCGAGACGCCTGGGGGAGCCTTCCGGCCGAGAGCCTTCGGCCGTCGCACGTTCAAGCGTTGATCGAAACAATTGGAGCTGACCGGCCAGGGGCTGCGAACAACGTCCTGGATGCGTTGCGGGCCATGTGTCGATGGGCCAGCGGTCCGCGCGAACTTCTGAGCCGAGATCCGACGCAAGGCGTGGTCCGATTCGAGGGCGGTGAGGGACATAAGCCTTGGACGCCTGCACAGTTGGCTTGCGCGGATAAGATCTTCACAGGCGCGCTTCGCCGGGGCTACATGCTCGCCCGATACACGGGCCAGCGGGTCAGCGACATTGTGCGCCTCGGCCCCACGGATGTTGATGAGGGTGGCCTGTCTCTTCGTCAGAAGAAGACGGGCGTTCAGCCGTGGTGTCCGATTGTTCCCGAACTGGAAGCCGAGATGGCCACCTGGGAAAAACGCCCAGGCCCGTTCCTGCTTCAGGACAACAGCAAGCCTTTCACCACGAACAGCTTCTGGAAGGCATTCGATGAGATTCGCTCGGCGCATACCGAACTCGACGGGGCGGTATGGCATGGCCTTCGGGCGAACGCCGTAATCCGGCTGCGCCAGCTCGGCTACAGCGCTCTACAGATCAGCGATTCAATCGGGATGAGCGTGCAGATGGTCGAGAGGTATTGCCGATATGCCGACCGCAAGGCCGGAGGCAAAGCCATGCTCCTGCAGATGAAAGAACAGAAGCAGGACAGGATTGCAAAACATCAGAAAACTGGAAAGCAAAAATGATGCAAAACCAACAGCTTAGCCAGCAGGAGAAGAAGTGGAGGCTTCTGTTGCCAGGTGCCTCCGAACCCCGCCTGTCCGGTGCTAACCGGGAGGACTTTTATTCAGGTTCCGGCACCGCTTACGCGGCGACAGCGACCTTAGCATAG